GGCACATTTCCGTCTCTGAGAACGAAACGGTCGTTTCCTAGAAGGGCAACGTCGTTGCGCGGCTACGGGACGAGGCACCAGTCGGAACGGCGCAGATGGAGGGTGATCGTGCTGGGGGGTCAGGTGCGGTGTGCCCGCGGCGCGGACTGTTTGAAGGCTGACGAGCTGAACGGGGTTCCGGTGGGTGGGTTCATCCATCCGCTGGAGCCGTGGGATCTGGATCACTCGGATGACCGCCGTCATTGGATGGGTCCGGCCCATCGGGCGTGTAACCGGTCGGCGGGAGCTCGGAAGCGGAACGCGAAGACTCGGAGGTCGAGGGCGTGGTAGCTGTGGTCGATACGGATCTGGTGATGCCGCGGATTTGCCATGTGCCGGACGCGGCGGACTGGTCGATCGGTGACCACGCGGTGGAGTGGTGCCGCGAGCACAAGCTTCGGCTGGATCTCGAGCAGGAGTTCATGCTGCGTTCGATGCTGGGCGTCGACGAGAACGGGCGCTGGCAGTCGTTCGAGTTCGCCTTGTCCGCGCCGCGCCAGAACGGCAAGGGTGAGGTGCTGCTCGCGCGCGAGCTCTACGGGATCTTCGTGCTGGACGAGCGGCTGATCATCCATTCGGCCCATGAGTTCAAGACCTCAGCGCGCCACTTCCAGCGGTTGGAGAAGGCGATCCGTGACAACGACGATCTGCTCGCCCTGGTGGAGCGCTCAGGTCTGGGGACGCAGCGGCTGGTCGGCTTCAGGTATTCGCACGGCGACGAGGCGATCACGTTGCAGGACGGGTCGAAGATCGAGTTCAGGACGCGGACGAAGTCGGGCCTGAAAGGCGTGGACGATGTGGCGCTGCTGGTGCTCGACGAAGCGCAGATCCTCAGCGAGTGGGCGCACGGCACGATGGTGCCGACGTTGCGCGCCTCGACTGCGGAGCGCGGGCCCCAGCTTGTCTACGCCGGCAACGCTCCCGACCAGGACAAGGATGACCACGCGATCGTGTGGACGCGGGTGCGCGAGCGCGGTATCGACGGGGTGGAGGATTCGCTCGTCTACCACGAGTACTCGCTGGACTTCGAGTCACCGGACGAGGTGCCTGAGGATGTGGCGCGCGACCCGGCTGCGTGGCTCGAGGTGAACTGGGCGATGGTCAGGGGCCGCGTGACGGAGAAGCACATGGCGAAGGAGATCCGGCTGCTCGGCTGGCGGCAGTTCGTGACCGAGCTCCTGAACGTAGGCGACTACCCGGACACCGATCTGGTCGGCAACCAGGAGATCAGCCAGGAGAAGTGGGAGGCGTGTGAGGATGCTGAAGCCGTACTGGTGGATCCGATCTGTATTGCGTTCGATGTGGCACCGAACCGTCGGACGACTATCACGGCGGCAGGCTTGAACGAGCGGGGTCGCAAGATGGTGGAGATGGTCAGCTGTCGTTCCGGTACGGGCTGGGTGCCCGAGTACGTCGTCGGCCTGTGCGAGAAGCATGAGGTGATCGAGCTCGTCTGTGACGGGTTCGGACCGGCGAACGCCATCGCGAAGCAGATCGAGGAGCAGACCGGACTGGATGTGCGGCGGCTGAAGACGGGCGAGTACGCGGACGCCTGCGGGCAGTTCGCGACAGCCGTCGAGGAGAACGACCTGATCCATCTGGGCCAGGAGGAGTTGTCGACCTCGGTGCGCGGTGCTCGTACACGTCCGCTCGTCGACCGTTGGGCGTGGTCGCGTTCCAAGTCGAAGACGGATCCGGGTCCGATCATTTCGTCCTCGATCGGCTTGTGGTCGGCAATGGACAGGGACATCGCGAACAGCGAGGTAATGATCTTCTGATGGTGAGAGCTCTGCTCTTGATCTCTCTCGGCGCAGGACTGGTCGGCGTCGCAGACGCGCTGTGGGGCGGCGTCTGGAAGACGGAAGGCTGGATCGTCGTCTGCTTGGGCGCTCTCGTCGCGGCCCAGGTCGTCGAGAGGATGCGCGCATGAGCCTGCTCGACAGGATCCTGGGTCCGCGCCCCGATGTGGGCCAGCCGATCGTCCACCGCGAAGAGGCTCTCATGACGCGCGATGTCGAACCGCTCGAGGGCACGAACATGAACCTCTGGGATTCGATCATCCCGAACTTCTGGACGGAGAACGGGCTCAACGCCGCAGGCCAGATGTTCTGGCCCGGTAACGGACTGCTCGCGGAGCGGACCTGGATCTCGAACCGCTGCATCCAGATGAACGCGCAGCAGATCGCGTCGATGCCGCTGCGCTTCGAGGCACCCAACGTCGTGGACGCGACGGAGCCGATGTGGGTCTGCAACCCTGACCCGCTCTTCTACCCGAATGGTGTCTCGGACGCGATCTTCGCACTCGTCGCTGACATGTACGGCTGGGGGTACGCGCTCGCCTACATCACGCAGCGGTACGCGAACGGGTTCCCGCGCAACTGGACGACGATCCCGGCCCGCATCTGTGAGCCGCTGTGGCGGGACGGCGTGCGCGAGTACAAGATCCTGGGCGGCGACACTCTCGACCCTGCGGACGTGATCCAGATCGACCGGAACCCCGGCGCGCAGGCAACCTTCCAGGCGCACGGCACGCCGACGATCCGCGCCTACGCGCAGCTGGCCTGGGGTCTGCTCGCCGCCGGCAACGCGGCGCTCGAGGTGAACACGGGAGGGATCCCGAAGGTGGCGCTCAAGTCGCAGCGGAAGCTGGACTCGGCGCAGGCCGAAGCGATCCAGACCCAGTGGCAGGCAAGAACTGCTGCCCGGTCAGGCGCTCCTCCCGTGCTGCCGCCGGAACTCGACTTCGAGCAGTTGTCCTTCAACCCGAAGGATCTGTCGCTGCTCGAGAACCAGGACTTCAACGCGGTTGCGCTCGCAGCCGCTTTCGGCATCCCCGCCATCCTCTTGAACCTGACGGTCGGCGGCGGTCGCGGCAACGCGAGCCTGACCTATCAGAACCCAGGGATGCTGGGCGAGATGTGGTGGCGCTTCGAGTTGCGCCCCACCGCGAAGAGGATCGCAGACGCGTTCACCTCGCAGGCGCTGCCGTCAGGCCAGTGGGTCTGGTTCGACGCGAACGACACGTTCATGCCGCTGCATCTTGAGCAGGGCGTCACCGCAGGACCGTTCGCCACCGAGGCTGACGACCCGCAGGCTGCTGCGGCATCTCAGGACTATCCACAGACACCGGCAGCACCTCCCACAGCGGGAGCGTCGCCTGCCCAACAGAACCAGCCGCCACAGCCGCGACTGGTCGGACTCGGGAGGAGCTAGATGACCGAAGTTGTGGAAGAGGCCAAGGTCGGGCGCGACATCCTCGTCCGCACCTTCGCCGTCCAAGCACAGGCGGGCGACGGGCGCACCATCCATGTCCGCGTCGTCCCGTTCGACGAGGTGGCGGACGTTGCCGATCCGCCCGACTTCAAGCCGTACAAGGAGCAGTTCATGCCGGGCGCGTTCGCGCGCAACGTGCCTCACGCGCACCGGATCCGGCTCCGCTCCGACCACAACGCGCTTGACGAGAACGGTGGCCGAAAGCCTGGCACATACGGCATCGTCGGCACCGGCAAGACCTTGACAGAGACTCCCAGCGGGTACGAGGGCGAGTTCCAGTTCCTCGACACGCCGGATGCGATGACCGCTCGCGAGCTCGTATTGAACGGCGGCTACGACGGCGTGTCCGCAGAGTTCCTGCCGATCAAGTCGGGCCGTACCAACGACGGGATCGTGCAGCGACAGGTGGCGCACCTGGACAGCGTCGCTCTCGCCTGCGGTCCCGCCTACTCGACCGCCACGATCCTGTCTCTGCGTGAGGAGCAGATCGTGGACGAGTCGATGTTGCCGCCGCCCCCCGACCTTGCTCTGCTCGAGCGGTGCGCGGAGCTCGGGATCGATCTTCCCGAGGACATGGCGATCCTGTTGGCGCGTGCGTACACGGAGATCGCCTGGGATGGGAGCGCTTCCCGTTTCGACACACCGGAGGCGTACTGCGCCGCCGCCGCGATCGACCTGAACCCGTCCGGCAGTCCGAAGACGAAGGACAACTGCCATCTCCCGTACAAGGAGCCAACCGGCGAGATCAACGTCGGAGGCGTCCGGGCTGCGCTCTCTCGAATCGGCCAAGGATTTCCGAACGACGCGACGGCAGCGCAACGCGACGCAGCCGAGATCAAGCTGAAGAAGATCCTCGACGCGTTCAACTCGACCAGTTCATCCACCTGATCCTCTACTCTTGAACCGCTCAACACACAGGGCGCACCTCGAGCCAACAGGCACCCCGGCACTGACCGGCACCCCTGACATCGACACCCGCCAGCAGGAGTCCATGTCAACCAGTTCGGAGGTGTAAAACGATGAGCGAAACGACTCAGTCGGAGACCCGGCTGGCGACGCTCCTCGACGAGCGCCAGATCATCACGGAGAAGTGGGAGGCGCTGAACGCGTCGATCAACTCCCGTGACGAGAAGGTTCTCACCGAGACGGAGCAGGAGCATGTCCTGATGTACCGCGAGCGCGTCACCACGATCGACGCGGAGACCACGACGCTCTCCAACGACATCGAGTCCACCCGCAACGCCATCGCCAACGCGGCCAAGCTGCGCCGTCTGATGGCGGGCGAGACGGAGGGCGTCGAGATCGACGGCGACGGGATCATGTACCGCGACTTCTCGTCGTACGCGCTCGACATGATCCTGACGCGCGGCACGACCCAATGCGACAAGATCGCCCAGCTGGCGGGCGGCAACGATGTCGTCCTGAAGGCCCGCGAGCGGTTGCAGTTGCTGCAGAGGGTTCCGGCGAACACGCTCTCCAGCAACGTCGCCGGTCTGCAGACGCCGCAGTACCTCGACCAGATCTTCCAGATCATCAACAAGAACCGGAATCTGGTCAATTCGGGCATGCGGACCTCGCTGATGCGGGGCACGCTCACCTACCCGAAGGTCACCACCCGCCCGGTCGTTTCGGTGCAGGCATCGCAGAAGACCGAGGCTGGCAACACCGGCATGGTCGTCGACTTGGTCACGCAGACCGCCTCGACGTACCTCGGCGGCGGCGACCTGTCGTGGCAGGCGATCAACTGGACGACGCCGGACGCGTTGTCCCTGTGGTTCGACCTCGCTGCAGCCGACTACGCGCTGAAGACGGAGCAGGACGCCGCCAAGGCGGTCACCGACTCCGCGTACTCGCATCACATCTCGACCCAGGTCGGTGCAACCGACACCTACGCCCAGCACATGACGGGCATCGGTGCCGGTTACGCCGCTGTGTTCGCCAACAGCGGCCGTGTCGCAGACACGGTCTACCTCGCCCCGGACCGTTTCGGCTACTTCCTGGGGCTCACGACCAGCGCATTCACGCAGTTCATGAGCGTCAACGGCCAGAACATCGGCCCGATGAACCTTGTGATCTCGCGCGGACTCGACAGCGGCACGATCATCGTCGGTGACTCGGCGGGACTGCTCGTCGCAGAGACGGCAGGGGCTCCGGTCGAGCTCCGCGTCGTCGAACCGGCGATCGGTGGAGTCGAGGTCGGACTCATCGGAGCGTTCGAGGCCGATGTCGTCGACGACGGTGCCTTCGCACTCGTAACGACCGCCTCGTAAGGTACGAGGCGTAGAGGGGAAAGGGAGGGTCCGGCCACCAGGGGGCTGGATCCTCCCGCTTCCGAAAGGAGAGAGCATGAGTGAGATGTCAGGGATGGAGTCGGGGACTCAGGAGAACACGGGAGGCATGCCCGCAGGACCGGAGCCGTACAACCCATCGGGGCAGGAGATGCCCACCGACGGCGGCAACTACGGCACCAACGCGTCACCCGCTCCCGGCGATGTCGTATCGCCCGACGTGGAGATGCCCGGAGACGCGAGCACGGGTAGCGGCGGCAACGTCCCGGCGCAGATCGCGGAGCAGTTGCCTGCCGGCAACTCGTTCGCCCAGATGCCGACCCCGGACAACTAGAGATGACGCCGTACACGGAGCGTCGGGCGATGGGACACTACAACCCGACAGGCGAGATCACGAAGTCGACTACGACTGACAACCTCGCCGGACTCGGCGCTCCGCAGGCGGTCAAGGCCAAGCCCAATCCGAAGGCGAAGAAGAAGACGTAGATGGCTGTCGTCTGGGCCTACGCGGGATCCACGTCGATCTCGGCAACCGTGGACACGGTCGTCGGGCACGACTACCAACTGATCGTCACCGACGCGAACTCGCAGCACATCGACGACTTCAGCGGCAACGGGTCACCGATGGTGCGGACGGTCACCCCGCTGGCAGGTCTGGTCGCAGGCAACGTATTCGGCGGCGACGTTAGGGACATCACCGACAGCACGTTCCTCTCTGCGGAGAATTTCGTGTACGCGACTCCGTCCGCCGGCAGCGGTGGTCATGCGGGGACATGGTCCTATGACGGATCGCGCTCGATCTCGTTCACGGCCACCCTGACCGTCGGAGTCCAGTACAGGCTCTACCTCGACTACTTCAGCGGCGGCGTCTTCTTTGAGGATGCAGGGACGCCGTTCACCGCTACCGGGGTCGAGCAGCTGCTGGAGATGGTGGCGACGCGCACGCTGGACGCAGTATTCGAGGCGTCGTTGTGGCTGAACCAGGACGAGTTCACGTCGCAGGCGAGCCAACTCTTCACCAGCGGCACACCTGTCGGCGTCACGTCCTATGCGACAACCGCCGACCTGTTCCGCATCCTCAAGATCAAGACTCCGACGGCGGATCAGACGCTCGCCGCGCAGGGAGACCTGGACACGGCGACGATCGAGATCAACGCGGAGATCGACCATTCGCCGGCAGGCCCAGCGCTCACAACCCAGGGGCTGGAACTTTGCAAGGGAGTCTGCATCGATCGTGCCGCTGACCTTTGGCGGCACCGCGAGTCCGCGCCGGGGATCCTCGGCGTTGTCGATGAGGCTGTCCCGTCGTCGTTCGGCCGGTACTCCTGGGAGCGGTACGCGCAGCGGCTCTCTCCACTCAAGGAGCAATGGGGCATCGCCTAGATGGCGACCATCGCTCAGGTCATGGATGCCATGGCCGCACAACTTGAGGACGAGCTCCAGCCGGTGTCCCCGGTGACATTGCACTTCGAGCCGCGTGCCTTCGCGATCGCGGAGACACCGGCGATCGACATGCTGATCGCCAACCCGACCGGACTCGAGGCTGGGCTAGCCGCGTACGGTGACCTGTACGGCGGGATCCCGATCACGGTCCGGGTGCGAGTGTCCACCGCCGACCTGTACACGGGCGAGGACATCCTGCTCGCGCTGATGGACGACGAGGACGACATGTCGATCGTCAAGGCGCTCGACACGGATCACACCCTCGGCGGCTGGGCGCAGGATCTGAAGTGGCAGGACGGGTTCCCCTGGTCCGGCTACACCGACTTTACGGACCTGAACGGCGAAGGGTTCTTCCTCGGCTCGCTGCTCCAGGTCGTCGTCGTGAAAGCGAAGAGTTGATACGCAGCGACGGATTCATGGTGCTCCTTGGAATGATCATCTGCATTGTCGTTGCGCTGACGCTGATCGAGGTCTTCTACTCGTGATCGCCAAGCCTGAGACGTTCGACGCGCTGAATCGGAACGCGCAGCCCTACCCGTCCTTCCTGCTGCCGAAAGACGGCGGGACGGCGCTGTCGTTGTTCGCAGCCGGGTTCTGGGGTTGGAACGACGGCATCCATCTGATCCGTGCCGGCCTGACCGTCGACTTCGTCGACACTGACGCGGACAGGCTGTTCGAGATGACGCTGCTGATGCCAGAGGGACACGCCTTCCATGTCGACGACGCCTATGAGTTCGCCAGCCGCGCCGGCATGGAGGGCCGCGAGTGGGATGTCGTGTCGGTGGATCCGTTCATGGGTCACATGCAGGAGCGCTCCTGGGAGATGCTCTACCTGTGGCTGACGATCGCCCGCAAGATGGTGACGCTCACCGTCAGAAGCGATGTGGAAGTGCTCGAGGATGACACCTGGGCGGCCTCGTACTTCCCTCGCAACGAGAAGGTCGGCTGGCTAGTGATGCGCCGTGCTTGAGACGCTGGCGCTTCCCGTCGACCTCGTCGGTGACTGCGTCGAGGAAGGCTGCGCCGACCACGCGCAGCATCTGGCCGAAACGCTCGCCTCGATCCGCTACCAGAGAGGCGTGTCGATCATGGCCTGCCCCGCCTCGCTCGACGAGTGGCGCTCCGAGCATCGGACCGCGCGCAAGCGCAGCGACCGCTGTGAACGTCGCGGCTACATCGTCAACGAGGTCGACTACAGCCAGTACTCCGACGACATGTTCGCGATCAACACGTCCCTCGATGAGCGTCAAGGGCGACCGATGGCGGCTGGCTACACGAAGTTCTGTGAGCGCGGACGGCTTGCCCAGTTCCCCTGCGACCTCCACAACACGCGCACCTACGGTGTCCTGTCACCACGCCTCAATCTCGTCGCCTATCTGACCTTGCATCGCAGCAACGAGCTCGCCATGGTGTCGATGATCCTCGGCCACGGTGACTATCTGCGTGACGAGGTCATGTACCTCCTGTTCGCCGGCATGGTCGAGGATCAGTCAGGCAACCCTGGCATCCTCTACTACAACCGCCACGACTCAGGGCAAGAGGGACTTCGCTTCTACAAGGAGCGCGTCGGGTTCAGGGAGGGGGATGTGGCATGGTCGACGTGACGATCATCAGCTGCCTGTACGGAGCAACCCACGACAACTACCTGTCCGACTGGTTGCACGCCGTCGGGATGCTCAACCCGGCACCGCGCGAAGTCGTCATCGGCACCGACCGCTACCGGCACATCACCAGCGTGCTCGAGGTGTTCCGCCGCCGCCAGAACAGGGACTCGTACCCGCAGGCTTTCCACCTGAACAGCGCGCTTGAGCAAGTGACGAGCGAATGGGTCTGGATCCACGACATCGACGACCTCGCCTTCCCTGATGCGCTCGAGGGGATCGAACAGGTCGACGCCGATGTCATCCAGTGCGGCTACGAGCGCAGTGATTGGGAGGTCTATCTTCCTCCCGTCATGGACAACGCTGAGATCTTGGCGCTCGACCACAATCCGTTCGTAGCCGGATCCTTTATCCGCACCGACATCCTGCTCGACGCCGGCGGGTTCCCTGACTGCGCGTTGCAGGACTGGGCGCTATGGCGCAGGCTCGCCACGATCGGTGCCGTGTTCGCTGCCGGCGACAGGCCGCGCTTCAAGTACATGCGCCACGGGCTGACGCGGGGCGCGACAGAGTTGACGCTCGAGGAGCGCGGCAAGCACATGCGCGAGATGCTCCGCTGGGAGGACAGTCTTGCTGTCGCCAAGTGACGTGACCGCCGTGATCGTGACGCGCGGAGACGTTCCCCTCGATCCGATCATCGACACGCTCGTCTTCCCTGACGTGATCGTCTGGGACAACAGCCGCGAGGAGAAGGACCAGATGACGTACGGACGGCTGCTCGGAGCGCTGCGAGCGGACACGGGGATCATCTACAGCCAGGACGACGACATCGTCCACTCGCCCGAGAACCAGATGCAGATCCTGGCCGCATACTCGGAGTCGTATCTCGTCGGCTGCATGTGGAAGGACTGGTCGGATGGAGCGCGACGGCAGGGGATCGAGGGGGGCTACGACGATCTTGTCTTCCCAGGCTCAGGTTCGATCAGCAACCGCGAGCTCTGGGTCGACGCCCACCTCCGCTACCTGGAGCACTACCCACACGACGACTTCTTCCGCATGTGGTCGGACACCATCATCGGCGTCATCACTCCGACCGTCCAGCTGCCGCTCCGCTTCGAGGAGCTCGACTGGGGCAACGACGACAACCGGATGGCGCACATGGAGAACGCCGTCGAGTTGAAGACCGAGGCGATCCGGCGTGGCCGCGAGGTGCGAGATGCGTCCTAGAGCACCGTTCAACATGGCCGACCTGGAGGATCTCGACACGCTGTTCATGTCGAAGGCCGACAGGGTCATCCCGCTGCGCGAGGTCGTCGCCGGCGATCGTGCCCCGAACGCGATCGGGATGCGCCACGACTGCGACAGTCAAATGTCGCTCCTCACCGCTACGAATATGGCAGCGTGGGAGCAGAAGCGCGGTTACCGCTCCAGCTACTACATCCTCCACGGCTCCGGCTATTGGGATCAGCCAGGGTTCGAGTCCTACCTGGAGGTGATCGCGCTGCACGGCCATGAGATCGGGATCCACGTCAACGCGCTCGCGGACGCGCTCCGCACCGGCCGCGACCCCGACGAGATCCTCGAGGAAGCACTCGCACGGCTGCGCGGACTTGGACACGATGTCGTCGGTGCCGCGGGCCACGGCGACAGGTTGTGCAGCTACGGAGCAGGAGATGGCGAGGCGTGGTTCGCCAACGACGAGCAGTTCCTCGAGTGCCGACGCGGGCAAGTGGGGGACACGATCGTCGAGGGAGGCGTGCGCGAGATCAACCGTGGCGCTGCCAGTCTGCTCTTGCAGCCTCGCCCGCTCGCTGACTTCGGCCTTGAGTACGAGGCGCTCTTCTGTGCTCTGCCGTTCAACTTTCGCTTCAGCGACTCCGGTGGCAAGTGGAACCCGGAAGATTTCATGCACATCGCGTCTCTGCTCAACGCGTACGTCACGACGACGGAAGCACCACAGACGCCTGACGATCCGAAGCAGCTGCACATGCTGATCCACCCGGACTGGTGGGCCAACGCCTTCCACATGTCTCCGGTGGCCGCGTGAAGACGCTCTGGTTTGTCGTGCCGGTCCACGGTCGGCTGGAGCTCGCCAGGATCTGCCTGCGCCAGTTACGCCGGACATGCGACGCGCTGATCGAAGAGGGCGTCATGGCGAGCGCCGTGGTCGTGTCGGATGCGGACACGTTGGAGGATCTGTGGCCGCATGATCTCCGGTTCGGCTGGGTGATCCGAGAGAACGACTACACCTCCGCGAAGTTCAACGACGGCATCCAGCTAGCGACCGACCCGCGCTACAACCCGAACCCGGTCGACTACGTCGTCCCCTGCGGATCAGATGACTGGCTCGACCACAAACTTTTCACGGAACCTTTGCCCTCCGCGCATGAGATCTTCGGCTTCCAGCAGATGTCGTTCGTGCGCGAGGATGGCAGGGAAATCGTCTCTCCCACGATCGGCTACAACGGAGGGTCGGGCATCAGGATCATCCCGCGCGAGTTGCTCGAGGCGCTCGATTACCGGCCTGCAGACGAGGACCGGATGCGCGGCTGCGACACGTCGATCCTGTCCAATATCCGTGTCGCGAACCCCCGCCTGGAGGTGAGGCATTGGCATCTTCACGCACGTCAGATCGTCGACTGGAAGACGCCCGGACTCCAGTTGAACTCGTACAAAGAGGTGACCGCGATCCACGGGGCATCCTCACCGGACGACCCGTTCGAAGTTCTCGCGGACTGCTACCCGGCGGAAGCGCTGGAGGAGATGCGCGCCTATTACGCCGACCTCGTTTTGGCGGCGGCGTGAAGTATCTGCTGCTGGAGGTGCAGGGCCAGCGCGAGTACCGGGGCCACCGTCCGGGCGAGCAGTTCGTGACGAGGCTCGACCCTGCGCTCGAGCGCGGCATCGCTCGCGGCAACGTGATCGTGGTTGCGGAGGTCGAGGCGAAGCTTTCGGAGGGCCAGTACGGACTCCCAGAGGATTGGCCGACGGGAGCGTCGGCTGATGCAACAGTCACCGAGAGAGGAGGAATCAAGTGACGTACACCAAGAAGACCGCTCTCCACGATCGCATCACCATCGACGGCGTGGACATGAGCAACGCGTTCGACACGTTCGGCTTCACGTCGGACGACCAGGACGTGGACGTATCCGGCTTCAGCGTGTCAGGATCGGACGAGACGCTGTCCGGCACCCGCGCTGAGGGCTTCACCGGGGACGTGTTCATCACCAAGGAGACGGAAGCGCTCCTGTGGCCGCTCCACTACAACAGGACGATCTTCCAGGTCTCCTGGCAGCCGGACGGCCTGATCGACAACACCCGCACGACGTACCACGGCAACTGCCAGCTGCGGACGTACGATCCGTCTGCGACTCGCGGCCAGCCGTACAAGACGACCGCGACGTTCCGTATCGCGGACACCAACGGAATCGGCACCTCGTAAGGAGATGCCCAACAGAAGGAGCTACGCGTGGCCGCTGAAACCACAACGGAGGAGCAGGAGTACGGATACACGATCGACGGTGAGGTTTATCCCGAGCCTGAGAACCTCACCATGGACGATCACCGCATCGTCAAGAAGTACACAGGGCTCAACTTCCGTGACCTAGCCGCCAAGTCGGCTGACCTCATGTACGTCGACCAGGACGGCATCGCCGCGATCATGCACATCTCGTACCGGCATGTCCATCCCGAGATGAGCTATGACGAGATCGCGGAGATCATCGGACGGCAGTCGCTCGAGGAGGCACAGGTCAGCCTCCAGAAGGTGGACGACGGTGAAGTCCCTTTGGACCCGGAGTCGACGCCGAAGCCCGACGAATCATCGCTGACAAGGAAGCCCTCTACGAGCAGTCCTTCTGGGACCGATTCGGAGAAGAGTTCGGACCGCTGGGTCGTGCCCCCCGGTACTACTGGGACTTCCGAATCGGAGCCGTCCTCCCCGCAGTCGGACCAGGAAACGACGGAGGTACTGGCGAGTTGACTCCGGGGGATCTAATGGCGGCGCTCGAAGTGTTCGACGCCAAGTACTCGTCCGGGGAAGAGGACTAGATGGCCGGACGCCTCGAGAACCCGGTGATCGTGGCCGGATTCGCGCAACTGGAGCGCGATCTGAAGGCGACGAGTCCGCTGTTGTTGAAGGCGATGCGGACGGGCCTGACGATTGCTGTGCAGCCGATCAAGAAGGAGGCGGACAGGCTCGCCCTCACCAGGATCAGCGGCATGGCGCGGGCGAAGAAGGGTGCGGCGAAGAAGAACTCGTTCATCGGTCCCGTGCTCCCAGCGTGGTCGGTGCAGAAGACGGGCCAGAACACCAAAGAGGTGTACATGGTCCCAACCGAGAAGGGCGCACGGGCCAGGGAGAACTCGGGCCTGCGCCGTCCGAACTTCGCGACCCTCATGCTCGGCAAATCGTATGACCCCGCGCTCGAGGGGAACCGTGTCCAGGTCTTGAACACGGTTGACCATGTCATCGGCTCCGTGACGAGGACGTTCTAGTGGCTGCACCGCTGATCGTCCGTCTCGTCATGGACGCCGCTGGCTACCTGAAGACGGTAGATACGGCGGTCGCGTCGAACACGAAGCTGGAGCAGTCGTCGCTTGGTGTGGGCGAGGCAGTGGGGCTATCGGCAAAGAAGCAGGTTGAGGCGTCACTTAAGGCGTCGGAGGCGCTGAAGGTTCAGATCGCTGATCAGCGCGCACTCGCTGTCTCCGTGACTGAGACTCAGGCGGTTAGGGATCGCGCGAACCTGCTCGCCGACAGGGGGCAGGCTCGCCTCAACTCTGCGCTGGGACTCACAACTGCGGCGACGCTCGGAACGTCGAACGCGGCAAAGACTGGAGAGCGCGACCTCGGCAAGTTCACGCGCGGCGCTCTTGCAGGATCCGGGGCCGCATCGTCGCTCGGCCGCTCGCTCGCGTTCGCCTCCACAGGGTTCATCGCCATCGCCGGCGGCGCGACGCTGATTGCGGCATCGATCAGGGCGGCGATCCTCCTCCAGAAGACGCAGCGCCAGATCGACACGCAACTTGCGACGAGCGGCAAGTCGTGGGACCAGTACGGCCAGAGGATCGATCAGGCCGACCTGAAGCTCTCCCACATCTCCGGGTTCACGAACCAGGAGTTGCTGCAGTCGTTCACGACGCTGTTCCGTGCAACCGACAACGTCAGCAACTCGCTGCACCTGAACGCCGTCGCGGCCGATGTGGCTCGAGGGCGGGGCATCAGTCTCGCCGCCGCATCGAACGCTCTCGCGAAAGCAGCCGAGGGATCGTTCAGCGCGCTTCGCCGCCTGAACATCATCGTCCCGAAGGGGTCGAGTGTTCTCGAGGCCCTCACGTTCGTGCAGCAGAAGTACGCAGGGCAGGCTGCGGCTGGTGCGACCGTCTCAGACAAGTTCCACTCCGCGCTCGTCAATGTCGAGGAAGTGATCGGTACCGCGCTCCTGCCGGGGTTCACGAAGGCGACGACGGCGATCACCGACTGGCTCGCGAAGGTGACCCAGACTGGACAGTTGCAGCGCGACTTGAACCAAGTCGTCGCGGTCGGTGGGGTAATCTTCCAGACGATCGGCTCGATCATCTCGACCGTCGACAGGGTCACGGGCAGCTTCGGCAACACGCTGAAGATCATCGTCGAGCTCTACTTGGGACGCGAGCTTTTCAAGGCCGTGCTCGGTGTCGAGAAGCTCGCAGCCAGCTGGGGTCTGGTTGCTGAATCGGCGGGAGCAGCGGCAACAGCCCAGGAGGGAGCCGTAGCCGCTGGCGTTGGTGCCGGTGCTACCGGAGCTGCGCGCGGAGCAGCAGGTAGGGCTGCGCTCGGTGGACTATCGAACGCAAACATCGCCGCGATCGTCGCCGCCACAGCGGTCATCGTTCTCAACTCCAACTTCTACAAGAACCTGCAAAGCCGCGTCCATTCGGATCTGGGTCCGCTCGGTTTCCTCACCAACAACATCAAGAATCTCGGCCAGGACTTCGTCAATGCGACGAAGAACGTGGTCACGGCAGGGGATTTCCTCCTCGGCAACAGGATCGGCGGACCGATTCTTCCGGTACCGGCGACAGGTTCCGACTCTCCGAATCGCGGCGGGTTGGCTCCTCCCCTTCGTATCGCTCCGGGGACAGACCCGGTTGTTGTCTACGCCAAGTACCAGCAGACGATCGCGGATGCCATCGCCGTCGCCCAGGCAGCGCTGACGAAGACGACGGCAGACGATGTTGCCATCGCCAAGAGGATCATCGCCCAGATCAAGCAGGAGATCGCGCGGGGTCATCTGAAGGGAGCACAGCTTGTCGCGGCGCTGCAAGACGAGAAGACGCAGCAGACGGTTCTCGACAACGCGCGCGCTACGGCAGCGCAACAGGCGGCGACGATCGCTGCGACGAAGAAGGCGACGGCGAGCTCCTACACGACTCCGATCGACCTTCAGCTTGCCGAGGCTCGAGCGCAACTGACCAAGCAGACCGCCGACGACATCGCGGCCGAGAAGCAGATCCTCGCCGCCGCCAAAGCAGCCGTAGCCGCCGGCAAGAAGAACAAGCAGGGGCAGCTTGCTGCACTCCAGATCGAGCTTCAGGCGCAGCAGGCACTCCAGTCGCTGCGACAGCAGAATGCCACCTCGTTCACGCTCCCCGCACGGCTCCAGTTGGCGCTCGCGAAAGCGCAGGCTCTCGGACAGGATCAGGTTCCGATCCTGAAGAGGATGAAGGCTTCGCTCGAACGCGCGCTCAAGGCGGCGAAGGGGAACATTCAGAAGCAGATCGACATCTACAACCAGATTTACTCGATCAACCAGCAACTGGGCGCAGGCGGAACGAACGCGTACGGCGACTACAAGAAGGCGAGCGTCAAGGCCCTCACGTCCGGGCAGAATCTGACGGCGGTGCAGAGACGCGAGCTCGAGCAGCGGCTCTCAAGGATCGGCCCTGGAGGGACTGTCCCCGGTACCGGCACGGGCGCTGCCGGGTTCATCATCGGCCCCGACGGACGGCCGATCCAGATCCACCATCACCGACGGCCACGCTACGGGCGCGACGCTGGTGGCACCGGAGCGGACGGCGGTCCGCGCAAACTCCAGGCGTACGTCAACATCCGCGTCTACCTGGAAGGCAAGGACATCACGCGGAGCGTCACCATCGAGCAGCAGCGCTACCGTCGAGGTAACCCGTCGTCGCGCCGCGGCCCGAACGCTGGCGTGGCACATGCCTGACGGTCGCGTACTGATCGCGCCAGAAGACGGGCCCCTCGAGCCGAGCCCGACCTGGGTGAGGGTGGACGCTCCCGGCGGCGACTTCCCCGACCAGTTCGTCTCAGGCTTCGACCTGTCCAACGGCAAGCAGACGCTGCTCGCCGCGACCGACACGGGCACCGCGACCGTCTACTGCAACGACCACGACTACGGGCTGTTTGATCCGCGCAACGCGAGCTCGCCCTACTACCAGGAGCTCGACAACAAGCAGATCATGCTCCAGTTGTTCGACCCCGTGCTCGAGTCGTGGGAGACACAGTTCCGCGGCAACATCGACGCCGCCCACTATGTCCTCGACAACACCGCCGTCAACAGTCTCGGCCAGCCGATCAACGCGAACATCCAGCTGGCATGTTCAGACAGGTTTGGGTACCTCGCAGGGTTCGGACTGACGCCCGGACTGGCAGGCGATCGTCCGCCGCAGGGAGGAGCCGACGGCATCTGGTACGCGCCCACCACCGACGAGGTGTTCGTCCGCATCATCCAGATCCTCGCTGACGCCCAGATCGACGACGGCGGCACGAACACGCTGTACGTCGTCTTCAGCGGTAACGTCGCCCTCCAGACGGTCAAGTACGACGTGGGAGAATCAGCGCTCTCCGCGCTGCGAGATTGCGCGGAGGCTGACGCCCCGTACATCGCTGCTCTGTACGTTGATCGCCTGGGCCGCGTGGTGTTTCACGGCCGCTATGGACGCTTTGATTCCGCCGCCGTGGCTGCTGCCGCAGGCTCGGATCGCTGGGACTACCACGAATGGCAACTCGGTGACGGCAAGGCCGTGCGCGACGACGGGCGCACCCAGATGCGCGTGCTCGAGTTCGACCGCGCGCTGCAGAACATCGTCAACGTCGCAAGCTGCTATCCGCAGGGGACGCAGACGACACAGATCCCCAGCCAGGTCTACGCCGACACGGGGAGCATCGGCTCCTTCGGCCAGTACGCGTCGCCCGCGATCGAGAACCTGCTCACCGGGAAGCCGATCACAGACAACCTGAACGGACACCCGACCTGGGACCGCTACACGGAATGCCTCAAGTACGCCGAGCTCCTGGTCAAGAACCAGAAGGATCCACGCGAGTCGATCACGGCGCTCCAGGTGAAGACGGTCGATCCGAGCGACAGCCGCGCGACCGACGTGTGGGCGTTCCTGACGCAGGCCGATGTGAGCGACCTCGTCAACGTCAAGGTCGGCTACCCCGCAGGCACAGGATTCACAGGGTCGAGTCCAGCCGACGACTACTTCATTGAGGGACGCCAGATGCGAGTCCGCCCGCTCAATGCTTCGGCGCTGTCGAGCTCGCTGCCCGGCTACGACTACGTCGAGCTCGACGTGGCCGTGTCTCCCGCGATCTGGTCGCAGGACACGCACAGCGTCTTCCCCGCGTGGCCGGGTGGAGTATGAGCGGCATCGCAGGAGTCCGCGGCGGACGCGTCTACGGCCAGCACGGCCCGCGTCACGCCCCTCGCGGCTCCGATCCTTCGGAGACGGATCAGTGGCGGAATGTCGGGTCGACAGGGACGCCGTGGAGTTCGGGCACTACCTACGACGCGGGCGACATCATCGATGACGCGGGTGGGATCTTCAAGTACCAGGCGGCGTCGGGGATGGTCAACGGAGTAGCGAATCTGGCGATCGAGCCTGGCGTCACCTCGGGCTGGTGGTCGTTCTGGAACTACTACGCGTCGATCTTCCAGAACGGATCGAACAGGATCACGGGCGGTCTGATTCCGAATCCGACACCGATGCGATACCGCCTGTCGATCGGGAGACCGAACGACATCGAGGAGGGAGTGATCCTCAACTACACGCATCATCAGATCGATATCGAGGGCGACATCACCAGCATTCTCGCTGGCGAGACAGTGTTCACGATCCTGCCTGAATACCAGAGTGACAGTGACATCGCGTACCGCAGCCACGACAGTGCTGGCTTTTATGTTCCGTGTCGTCTGCTCTCCACCGGAGAATTCATCTGGGGGACACCATGAGGAGGAAGTGATGGAGCTACAGGAGGGAAGGATGCCGCTCACAGCGGGAGAGACTGCGGCGGTCGACGGGCTGATAGTCAGCAACGCGGACGCACCTGTTTCGTTCACGCGTGAGGGCGAGCAGCTTGTCGTCTACGTTGGCGACGAAACCTGGGATGTCCCCAGCAGCGGCACGGCGATCAGGAGGGTTGACTGATGGCGAGCCAACTCTTCCCCAAGGGCGCGGGCCACCTCCTCGGCGCGACGACCAAGGTCGATCTCGTCGCGGACAACATCAAGTTCCTCTTCTATTCGGCCGCGATCACGACGACCTGGGAGTTCGTCGGTGACCTGACCGGAGGTTCGATCGTTGCGCGCTCGGGCAACCTTGCGTCCAAGACAACCACGAACGGAGTCTTCGACGCGGCCGACGTGACGGTGACGGCTGTGTCGGGTTCGGCGTTCACGCACGTCGTCCTGTACGACGACACGCCGGCTACGGATGCGACCAAGCAGCTGATCTGCGTCTTCGATGTGGCGAGCTTCACGCCTAGCGGGGGCGACATCAACGTCGTCTGGAACGCTTCCGGCCTGTTCTCGATCGCCTGATGGCTGTCGTCTTCATAGAAGGATTCGATCACTACCTTGGGGGGTCGGCTATCACCAAGGGGTGGAACGGAAACTTTGGCACCAGCCCGGCAGGACGATTCGATGGGTTCGCAGCTCGCTTCGCGGCTACCGCTACCCAAAGAACCCATGGGCTGCCATCGTCATACGCGACGATCATCGCCGGATACGCGTTCCGCGCCTCGACATCGCCTCCTGCCTCGACTTTCGATACGTTCGTTTTCCAGGCTGGCGCGGTCTTGACTTGCAGGATCGGTGTCAACTTGTCGGGATTCATCGTCGTCCGCAACAGTGGTGGCACAGTCATTGCCACGGGCACGTCTGCGCTGATCGCGAACGCCTGGAATTACATCGAGGTCAAGCTGTTCGTCAACGGGGCCAGTGGAACCGTCGAGGTACATCTGAACGGTGTGACGGAGATCGCTTCTACGACGGGAAACTTCGGGTCGACGAACATCGACACAATAGGGATCAACCAGACCACTTCGAACAGCAACACCGACTACGACGACATGTACGTCCTCGACACCACCGGCTCGTCTCCGCGCAACACCTTCCTCGGCGACGTTCGCGTCGAGACGATCTACCCGACCGGAGCTGGAGCTCACACCCAATGGACACCAGACTCAGGATCGAACTGGGCGCGCGTCAGCGAAGCCCAAGCGGACGGCGACACCAGCTACGTCGCAGACGGGACACCCAACGACCTCGACTCGTACGTTTTCGGGGACATCGACGGCGGGGCCACCGTCTACGGAATCCAGACCAACCTCTACGCCCGTAAGGACGACGCTGCTACTCGTCAGATCGCGAACCTGATCCGTCAGGCCAGCACCGACTACATCGGCAGCACGGTCACGCTCTCCAGCAGCTACGCCTTCTTCTCGCAGCTTTACAACCAGGATCCGACAGCAGCCGACTGGACGGCGACGAACATCAACGCCGACGAGTTCGGTATCAAAGAGATCGCATAGGGTCCGACTTGAGCGGATGATGGCGTGGCCCTAAGTCGCGTAGGTGGCTCGAGCGCCGCTGCCACATCGATAGCGATCCCCACTCATGTAGCTGGGGATCTGATCGTCATCTGGGCGTACCGCGACGGCAACACAACGCCGCCCACGGTGCCCGCAGCTGCCGGAACCGTTCCGGCATTCACGACGATTGATGGTCCGACCGGTGCGAACCTCAACTCTGCTGTCTGCGCCTATGCGGTTGCCGCCGGCACGACGGACACGTCGGGTACATGGACGAACTCGACCGGCATGTCGGTCGAGGTTTGGCGGGGGGCATCGTCGTCACCGTCACCGATAGGTGGTCACGCACAGTCGGGGGGATCGGTTGCCAGCGGAGGAAACCTCGCTGTTCCTGCGATCACGCTCAGTGATCCGACCGGCAACTCGGTTGTACTCGCCTTCGCTGGCTGGCAGACCGTCACGGCCTGGAGCGCCGCCCCGTCTGGGTATACGCAGCGATCTCAGGTTGCGACCGAATGCGAGGCTCTGAGCAAGAACAGCACGACTACCGCTGGGGCGTTCAATGTCAGCGGCACCGCCTCAGGGACAGGTGGGACCAGGACGCAGCAGCTGGAGATCCTGGCCGACTTCGGGAACCGCGTCTCGCAGGAGACGGTCGAAGTCGTCTACACGACGACGGGTGCCAAGGCTCGAGTCAGCCAGGAAGTAGCTGAGGTTCTCTACTCGACGGGCTCTGCGAAGGCGCGCGTCTCCCAGGTCGCAGTCGAGATCCTCACTCGCTTCCCAGTTGTCAAATCTCGTGTCTCCCAGGTCGCGGTCGAGGTTCTCAAGTCCCGCGCAGACCTACGGAGCATGGACTTCATCTCGTCGGTCACGGTTGTCCATGCGCCAGTCCTCCAGGGGAATATCACCCCCAGCTTCATCGGCAGTCAGACCGTTGTCTACACGCCCGTCCTCTCTGGGTCCGGTGTCAACGTCCCGTTTATCCCGAGCGTCACCATCGTCTACACGCCGACGCTCTCACTCAATGTCCCATTCATCGGTAGCAACACGACCGTCTACCCGCCCACCATCCAGATCCACTTCACCGGAGACGGGGTCAGTCAAGTCACGCTAGAACTCCTCATGGCGTACAGCACCGACGCCCACATCTCGGGGAGGCACTGATGGCGCTCATCCTGATCGAAGGATTCGACCACTACGACGTGGATGACGCGTTTCGCAAAGGGTGGGACAACATTACCCTCATGTCCCGTGGCAGAGTGCCGTTCCCACTCAGCCAGTCGGTCAAGGTCATCATCAACAACGGAATCAACAAGACTCTTCCAGGCTCCTACAACGAATTGATCATGGGATTCGCGTTCAAGCTGTCCGCGTTCCCCGCCGCGGACAAAGCGATAGCGAAGTTCGATCCTTCGGCTACCGCATTCGTCGGGGTCACCCCCACAGGGTTCCTCTACCTCAGCGACTCGACGGGTGCGAATCTTGCCACCGGGGGCACCCAACTCGTGATTGATACTTGGTACTACTGCGAGCTCCACGCGACAGCCACCCACGGCGAGATTCACCTGGATGGGGTGTCTGAGATCGCATCTACGGCGGGCACCTATACGACTCCGTGGGACAACATCGGATTCCAATATCAGGTACTCGGCGGGAACAGCGTCATCGTCGATGATGTGTATGTGATCGATCCTTCGACGGGCATCAACACGACCTTTCTCGGCCCTGTCGTGGTCCGCACTATCTGGCCCGACGCGGACGCTACCTATACGGATTTCACCCCATACCCGTCGTCGGCCGACCCCGACCATTTCCCGCATGTCAACGAACGCATCTTCGACTCCGACGTGACGCTCGTCTACGACGGCACTCCCGGCCAGAAGGACAGCTACAAGATGGCGCTCTATGGAGACGATGCCGTCTATGGGGCACAACTCAACCTGGGAGCTCGGAAGGGAGACTTCGTCACGCGGCAGATCGAACCGCTGATCCGGCAGTCCGCGACCGACTACACGGGAGCTACATCGACCCTGTCGCTCGACTATCTCTTCTACAGCTGGCTACTCAACCAGGATCCATCCGGCAGCGACTGGACAATCGCAACCGTGGACGCCGATGAGTTCGGAGTCGAGATCGTCGCGTGATGGGCTGGGTCCCGCAAGGCTGGCCGGGACTGCTCGCACTCGTCGGGGTGACATCCGGTCTGATAGGAGCGGTCCGCTTCTCGGACACGGTCACCATCGGCTCGATCATCGTTGCCTCGCTGGTCGTCATCGCCGGCGGCGTCTTCAGCTTCCGCAACAACATGCGAACCTTCTGGCGCAACCTCGCGGAAGAGAGGCAGGAGCAGATCAGAGTTCTTGAGGAGCATGCCCATGAGAGGGAAAACCAGATGCTGGAACTGCAAGACCAGTACCACGTTCAGCTTGCCGAAGCCGCGGAGCAGCAAAGGCTTCTTCGTCACGAACTGAAGAACGAGCTCGCGTCCGTCAAGGCGCTCCTCGCAGTCGAGCACTCCAAGACCGACCTCTCCGCGCTGCTGGATCTGCTGTCAAGACAACACGACGAGGCAATGCTGAGAATGGAGACAGGAATGGAAAACCAGAAGCGGATTCTCGGACTGCTAGGAGAGAGGAGAAAGCCATGACGCTGGCCCAACGCCAGAAGATCCAACGCATCCAGGCGTACCTCGTCTGGAAGAAAGACCAGATCGGCTACATCGAACGACGGCCGATGGAGACGGCGCACATCACGACGATGACGCAACTGATCGCGCACACCGACAAAGGATTCGCGATGGACTGCTCGGAGTCCTGTGTGCTGATCTGCCACGTCTGCGGCGTCAAGTCACCGACGGGAAGCTGGTCGATCGGCAACACCGAGACGATGCTCAGTCGGCTCAAGCACTACACGGACGCGAAGGCCGCTCTGCCCGGAGCTCTCGTCGTCTTCAACGCGAACCGTCCGCTGTCTGAACAGCACGTCTGCCAGGTCCACCAAGCCGACAAGCTGCACGGCAACCCCGTCCTGTTCACGCACGGAGAAGCCGAGGATCCGAACTTCCGCACGCTCGACTGGATGCAGCACGGCTTCAGTGGCGCGACCACGTTCCTCAGCGTCACGAAGCTCTAAACCAAAGGAGAAGGCATGTCCAGCACCACGCTCGCCACGATCGGCCATCTACTCATGGGCCTCGCGATCATCGTCTCCGCGACCGTCCTGCTCGCCCTGCACGACCTCACCGAGACAACCGCGATGGCACTCTACGCCGCAGCGATCGGCCTGATTGGCGGTTCACTCAATACCGCTCTCGCGCTCAAGGTTCCCAGCGATCCGCCGGCAGGATCATAATGTCAGACCAGCAGAGGATCGAAGCGGCCGATGCGTTCAGGGCCGCATACGCGGACAAGCTCGGAGAGGCGAAGACCGACCAGATCATCGAGGCGATGCTCGCCGCCGAGACGGTCTATCCGGCGAACGGCGCGATCGTGTCCGGCGTCTTCTGGGTCCAGGTCAACGTCAACGACTGGGACGGCCAGCCGAAGGCGTATGTCGGTGAGGGCGGCGGTGTCTTCACACCCGGCGGGGGTGCCTTGATCGGTGCCGTCTACACGGACGACCTAGACGGACTGCTCGCGAACACGACGCGGTTCGAGGTGAACGCCGCCGTCGCGTACACGAGCATCGTCTTCTTCGACGACGACTCCAACTGCCTCGGCTCCTACCAGTCCGGCAGCGTGTCGACCGTGATCGGCATCGGCGGCGGAAAGGGAAGCTGGGCGTAACAATGACGTGGCTCGACATCTTCGGGTACAACGGCATCAACGCCAAACTCGACGACATCCTTAGGAGGATCACATCTATGGCGATCGACCAAGCCACGTTCGACACCGACCTCGCCGCACTCGTCCAGGCGATCACCGACCTGGACACCGCGGTCGAGGCGCTGATCGCGTCCAAGTCCACAGCCGACCTGACGACTGAGGACCAGTCCGTTCAGACTGCCGCTGCCGCAGTGGCTGACGAGCTTGCGAAGCTCGCCCCGCCGGCCGCGTAGCATTCCCGTCGTCGAGGGCCGGGCCCGTCGCAGTCTGGCCCTCGACTTGACTCCGTCCGGGCGCGGTGATAGTTTCCTCGGCGTCTAGTTCCCTAAAGAGGAGACGCAACATGGAGACGAAGATTCCTCGCGCTGCCTACGACTCCGCCACCAAGAGGTACGTCGCGCGCTGTCCCAAATGCGGCTACAAGATCGAGCGCTCGAAGCGAGCAGCCGCCGAACACAACTTGGCCCAACACGTTGGATACGAGATGTGTCGTCGGTGAACCACCCAAAGATTCCACCTGTGGTCCCTGCAACCCTCGTTGGGAAGCGCGCGGGAACGGGGGCCACTCTAACTTCCGAGGGGAACGATGGGCAGCAACCGCCTGCAGGGCTGCAGCGATCGGCGGCAGGAAGTGTCCGGCCCGACCCATACATCGGCAGTGCTCGGACTGGGCGAAACGTGCCGAGCACCTCTTTCTGCTCGTCCTCTCGGATAGCTCTCGCACACGCGCATCGCGCATGGGCGAAGAGACACGCGCCGTGGCTGCTCAAGGAGTACGGCGATGCCTGAGGAAAACGTGGAGGCGATGGAGCACGCCATGGACATCTTCTGGCAGATCGCCAACGCTGATCTACGAATCGTAGATCGTGGCGTGCCGCTAGCCGACCTGGAGGAGCCCGACGATGGATGAGCGCATCGCCAAGAAGATCCTCATTGACCTGGAGATCGCGCATTTCAACTTCCAGCGTCGCGAAGCCATGGCGTGGTTGGTCATGTGTTACGACACCTCGCTCGAGGTGAGCGAAGAGACGGACGGGATCATCGGAGCGTACGGCCCATTCGCGTCGCCTGAGGAGGCTCTCGTCGAATGTGGCAAGCACGACAACGCCAGCCTGCCCGACTTCAAGAACGCGGTCATCCCCCTCTACCCACCCGTGGTATGGAAGGACGAATGATGGAGACAATCGATGCGCTACGCGACTTGCTTGCCCAGCACGATCTCGATCGCGTCTCATTCGACACGTTCGACGGCTACATTCACATCCCCGACCCCGACACTCACGGCGTGAGCATGAAGGATGTGAGGACGGGCGATAGGGCTGTTGTCCTACTCGGCCCAGCCGATCAACTAGATGGCGTCCTGCGAATAGATCGCGAGAAGGGAACCGCGACCATTGAGTTCACCTTCCCGATGAAGATGTCGGCATCATGAGCGAAGTCGCAGTAGAGCCTCTCACCTCCGACCAGCTGGCGGCGATCCGTGAATGCCGCTTCAGCTTCATCAACGTCGCGCATACGATCGCCTGGGCGTATACGACGGATGCTGCTCTGGCCGCGCGCTGTCCGGGTAGCAAGACACCCGTGACGAAGAGCCGCGAGCCCCTGCTTGTCGAGTACGAGATCCAGATGTCTCACCCGCAGGCTCTGGAGCTCGTCGCGGAGATACAGGATGAGAGGGCTGAGGCGTGAAGGTCGACGCCGTGTTCTCCGAAGGCATGACGCGCGTACTCAACGGTCACGCCATCGGTGACGAGTTCACCATCACCGCCAAGGCGAGGATCATCGGGGCCGAGGAAGTCCTGGTCGACGCAAGCGAGATGGGCGCGGAAGACCCGCTGCTCCTCCAGGGAGAACTGAAGGTCACGTTGCTCCTCAGCCATCCCAAGAGGGACGAGGCATGATCGACATCGGCCAGCACGACGCGATCCCAGAGGCGGAGTACCACGCCGACGCAGCACTCTCCTCGGGCATCGCGAAGCTTCTCATCGACCGCTCGCCGGCCCATGCGTGGACGGCGCACCCGACGCTCAACCCGAACTGGAAGCCAGAGGTCGAGGACAAGTTCGACATGGGCACGGCGGCGCACAAGCTGCTGCTCGAGGGCGAGAACTGCATCGCCGAGGGTGACTTCCCAGACTGGCGTTCCGCGGTCGCCAAGCAGTTCCGCGAGGACGCGAGGAAGCTCGGACAGGTGCCTCTGCTCATGCCGCAGGCGAACCGTGTTCGCGAGATGGTCGAGAAGGGCCAGGAGCAGATGGGCACTTGGTACTCCGATCTCGACCTCTTCCTCAACGGCAAGCCCGAGGTGACGATTCGCTGGGAGGACGACCACGGCGTCCACTGTCGGGCCCGGATCGACTGGCTGCACGACGAGACGATGGCCGTGGACGACTACAAGACGACCAGCGCAAGCTCACTCCCCGCCAAGTGGGAGCGGACCATGTACGGCATGGGTGCCGATGTCCAAGTCGCGTTCTACCTGCGAGGACTCAGGAAGCTCTACGGCTATCCGGCCACGGACCAGCAGTGGCGCTTCGTCGTGCAGGAGACGTATCCGCCGTATGCGCTCTCCGTCGTCACGCTCGCTCCATCCGCGATGGCTATCGCGAACGACAAGGTCCAGAAGGCCATCGACCTCTGGGCGACGTGCATGGAGAAGGACTTCTGGCCGGCGTACCCGTCGAAGGTTGCCTCGATCGAGGTGCCGACGTGGGAAGAGATGCGCTGGCTCGACAGACAGGACGAGTCGTGACTTCGTTCTGGCATACAGAGGAAGGCGAGAGGCTTACGAAGGCGCGGTCAGCTTCCCACCATGCGGCCACGAAGCGTCTCAAGGAGAATCACGCAGCCGAGTACGCCGGGTTGCTTGCCGCCGAACGCGTGTCCCGTGGACTTCCACCCGAGACGGAGAAGGGCAACGTGGATCTACTCAAAGCTCGTATTGCGGAGCTTGAATCAGAACTGGAGGCACGTCCATGAGCATCACCTTCCGTCCGGCCGTCCGCGAGCAGCTGCCCCTCCTGCTCGGCCTCGCCGGCGGGACCGGATCCGGCAAGACCTACAGCGCGCTCGAGTTAGCCAAAGGCATCGCCAAGGGCGCGCGGTTCGTCGTCATCGACTCCGAGAACGGACGGGCCAGTACCTACGCCGACCAGTTCGATTTCGATGTCGCGGACATTCGGGCCCCATTCCGGCCGTCCACCTACACGGACGCGATCCTCGCCGCGGACGGTGCCGGCTATCCGGTGATCGTCGTCGACAGCGCCAGCCATGAGTGGTACGGCGACGGCGGTTGTCTCGACTGGCACGACGAGATCATGGGCACCGACCAGAAGAAGAACATCACCGCCTGGATCGAACCGAAGAAGGCGCACAAGCGAATGGTGACGAGGCTGCTGCAGACATCAGCGCACGTCATCCTCTGCTTCCGGGCCGAGCCGAAAGTCGACATCGAGACGGACGCGCAAGGCCGGATGAAGGTGATCCCGAAGGCGAGCCTGACCGGACTGGACGGATGGATCCCGATCGCGGAGAAGAACCTGCCGTACGAGTTGACGGCGAGCTTCCTGCTGATGGCCGACAAGCCGGGGATCCCGAAGCCGATCAAGCTGCCTGCACCGCTCGCTCCGCTCGTCCCGCTTGACCGGACGCTTGATGCGGCCGTCGGACTGGCGATGGCTGAGTGGGCGCTCGGAGGCGTGAAGCAGACGCCGGCCGAACGGAAGAAGGTTGCCAGCGAGGACGCGGAACTCGAGGAGGAACTCCTCGCGCTAGCCGAACGTCTTGACAAGATCCAACAGGTCGAAGAGGCCCTGGACCGCCGCAGGCCCAACCCTGGTTTCAGCGAATGGTTGAAGCGCCAGGTGGAGCGCATGCGCGAGGCCGTGGCCGAGAAGGAGGACGCGACATGACCACGATGGAAGACGCGATCGGTGAGGGGCTACGCCTCGTCCGAGCGAGCGAACGGCTGGGTGCGCTGATTCGTCCCATGGAGGCACAGCTGGAGATGATCGACGAGATCATCGAGGTTGCGCCCGAGCTCGGCCCGGAGATGTCCGCGCTGTGCGCTCGGTTGTCCGAGTCGCTAGACCATGTCAAAGCAGCCGCCTTTGTCCTAGACGAGAAGGTGAAGCTGATATGAGCGCGCTACTCCTGATCCTCCGCATCGAGGCTGCTCTCTGCTGCATGTTCGGGCTCTGGTCGCACGACTGGCGTCTGATCATCGCCGGCCTCGTCTGCTTCTCAACCGCACCTATGGTTCGGCATGAGGTCGAAGCGTGATGCCGCGTTGGGATCTTGTCGCTCTCAGCGTGTGGATCTTCATCGTCGGCTTCATCTGCTTCACCATCGTCGCGCTCGTCCAGCTAGCGGAGTGGCTGGCATGACCTGCACCTGTCGCAAGGGAGCGATCACTCCGGGTTGCGAGCGCCACGACCCGCAGGGGAGGAAGAGCGCATGAGCGGCCACGCCGACACCATCCGCCTCGCTCTTGGCACCGACCTCCTAGACCAGGACGATGGGGGCGTACCGGCTGCGCTCGCTGCTCTGGACGCGCTTGTGGCGGAGAACCAGCAGCAGACTGAGGCGCTGCATCGTTGCCGTGACGACTATCACACGAAGGTCAAGGCGCTTGTGGCGGAGAACCAGCAACAGGGGCACAAGGTCGCGGCGTACGACGCGGCCAGGGCGAAGGTCAAGATCGAGGGAAACACCCGCGCTTACTACGTCTTGCGAGCTGAGAAGGCCGAGGCGGAGATCCAGCAACTACG